AGACATAGACTTACTAACATGCAAGCAAGCCATAGAGCAAATACTTAGCATTTATGGCAGCCGCATGACATTGGAAAGCGGGGCGTTTTGGATTTTACCAGACGACGCTTATAACAGCGTTAACCTTACTACCAGAATTTACAACACAGCGGGAACTTACCAAAGCACTAGCAACAGTTTACACGCCGTTAGCCTTGCCGCTAATGTAAGGCCACAATGGGAAGCTAAACCGACTCTAACATACCAGCCACCAGTTAGGGCTATTGATGTAATAGAGGAAAGACAAAACGCTATTTTTGTAGTTAGGACTGAGCCCGACGTCAACAGTATTGAGTTGTCAATAGACGACAAGACAATAGCAGAGAACAAACCTACACGGGTGCGCATGCTTTGCAAGTGGTTTGACGACTCTTATGTAGCACTCAGTACGAGCAGCGCTAAAAAATACCAGCGTTATATTTTCAATTACAAAATATATGTAGAAAACTCAGTAGGTACTATTTCGCAATACAGCCCCATTACAAACGCTTATAACTCGCTGGCAATACCTTTATACCAAACTCAAGAGTTAACTGTTACAAACACGCGTAACAGTTACAACACTCATGTAATGGACTTTGTAATGCCGCCAGTACCTAGCGGCTATACTCGTCTGTTTGTTGAGTTTTACATTGAGGCCGAGCAGGGTATGTTTGTAGCGCCTAACAACTGGGCTAGCAGCAACACTTCTACTATTCCTTTCTGGGGAACTATTACAGCGGCACAGCCTTGGGGCACTATTGAAAACCCAGACTTTGCCCACACCACCAAGCAAACTATAAGCGTAACTGGTGCAAGTGGTAACAGCCAACTTGTTAAACTAGGGCCTGCATATTACGACGACGAGGGCCTTTATGGGTTTGGCTCTGTGTATGTTTACAACGGCACTACATGGGTAGTTAGTTCAGACTGGTATAGCGGCTTTGCCTCGGCAGTACATGACGAGTTGGGCACAATTCTGGGCAAGCGTATTGCAGGCATTTATAATAAATTCGTTCCAGTTGTACAAGGTACTTGGCACGACGCTGGTAACTTGTCCGCTATTAAGTCGCTAGAGTTTGACTCTACAAAGTGGCTGTTTAACGGCGGTACTTTTTACCCAAGGTTTGAACGCTGGGCGGGTGAGTGGTTGGGTATTGCTCAAGACTATACGCTTGCAACTGGTGGCGGTGGTGTTGACTGGAACTCTAGAAGCGGCGAGCGCATTGTAACAAACCGCTTAAACTACCATGAGTTCGCAATAAGCAAGTTAAACGCTGAGACTAGCGCAATACCCGACAGACTTGTAGAGCATTTAGTTAACTACGCAGACGGCGCGCCAACCTCACAGCCTACGCTTAACACACGCTGGGAAGTAATGCTCGAATACAAGGACAGCACCGAGGTATTAGACTGGCATATACAAGAGCATAACGCTTCTGTAACCTACACAGCGGGCTCGCACACAATAACAAACGGGTACGAGTTAATTTTGTGCGACTCTAGCGGGGGGACTGTAAATGTAGACTTACCAGACCCAACGCAGAGCAAGGGTAAAAAATACTATTTTAAAAAGTTAACCAACCCTCACACGGTGGTTATTACTGGGGGAGGCGCAGACATTGACGGCTCACCTACTTTAGTATTAAACCAACTTTACCAATCAGAGCAGGTAATATGCGACGGCGTCCAGTGGTGGGTTATTTAATTTGTTAACACCTTGCTTTTAATTTGTTTGTAAATTGCGGGTACTATGGCACAAGCAAGCGTAGACATTATTGCAGGCTCGCAGGGTTTTAAATACCACGCGGCTGCGACAGTTACCTCAGTTAGTTATGACGCAGTTGTACCTACCGAGGACACTGTATTTACTTCTTTTACCGTAACCCAAGAGAACGGCACGGCTACCAATGTATTGAGCGCACGCGGAATGAGCGGCGTTACTTTCCAGCAAGGGGCATATTTGCCAGCGGGTAAGGGTAATAAAATTACTGGCTTTGTTATTAGTTCTGGCTCTGTAATCGGTTACTAAAATGCTAGTAAGTCAAAACCTCGGACTTGGCACGCGAGGCACGGCATACAAAGGGCAGGGCTGGGCTCTGGTTAAGTTGTATAAGTCGCGCGTTACTGCTGACGGCGGTTATTATGAGGGCATTGGTTGCCTACTTAGAAAACTTAACAACTTATAAAAATGAGCGATTTATTAAATAAGGCGAGTCTGGTAGTTATTCCCAGCGGCTATAAAGAGGACACCGTTTACAGCGTAGTACCGTCTGACGGAAGCGGCGATTTATCATTTACACGAGCATCCAACGGAACACGCATCAATAGTGCGGGATTGGTTGAGGTTTGCCCGTGGAATTTGTTATTGGATTCAAACACATTTAACGGAAGCGGATGGAATAGAAACGCAGTTACTTTGACATCGGGGCAAGTAGACAAAGATGGAGGTACAAACGCTTGGAAAGTTGAATGGACGGGCGGTTCAAATGATTCATATATATTTCAAGCATTGCCAAGCGGTCAAAAAACGGGGGCAATGTGGGTAAAAGGAACGGCGGGGGAATCAGTACTTATTGGCATTCGTGCAAGTGTCGGAAGTGGAGTTTTGTTTACATTCAATGGCAGTTGGCAACAATTTACGGAAACATCAACTGACATTTATTTTGTTATCAGTGATTTTGCAAGTGCAACGGCAACGACATTTTTTATTCAAAACGCACAAGCCAATTCAGGAAGCACCGCAAAACCCTATTTCCCCACTACCGACAGATTAAATGTACCACGCCTAACCTACCAAAATGGCGGGGGAGGGTGTCCGAGTTTGTTGTTGGAGAAACAGAGTACGAATTTGGCTTTGTATAGTGAGCAGTTTGATAATGCGGTTTGGGCAAAAACAAATATTACAATTACCGCAAACGATGCAACTTCACCTGATGGAACGCAGAATGCCGATAAAATTGTAATTACTGGCGGTGCTAACTCTATAAATCAAGGGACTGCACAAATTACAAATAATACAATTACTTTTTCAGTATATGCCAAAAAAGGGACTGCAAATATTTTCCGTATTCGTGAATCGTTTTATTTTGGTACTACTGTTACTTTTGATTTAGATAACGGAACAATAACAAGCGGAACGGGAACAATTACAGATGTAGGCAATGGTTGGTATCGTTGCACAATGACTCAAGCGTATGGTATTGGTCAATTGAATGTCAATTGGATTTTTGACTCTACTTCAAGTAGTGGTAATTTTTATTTATGGGGCGCACAAGCGGAACAATCATCATACCCCACATCCTACATCCCAACAACCTCATCAAGTGCCACAAGGGTTGCGGATGCTTGTTATAAGACGGGCATTAGTTCGTTGATTGGGCAGACGGAGGGAACATTGTTTTGGGATGGTACTTTATTTGCCGATAACGAAACAAGGCGAATTCAAATGATTAGCGACAACACCGACAACAACAGAATTCTATTTACTTTGTTTCAAAACAAAATTGAGTTTGTCGGCACTACTTCGGGAACTTCTGTTTTTTCTATTCAAAGTAGCACCATTACAACGGGCAGGTACAAAATAGCGGGCGCATATAAAGCGAACGATTTTGTTTTATATGTTAATGGTGTGCAAATAGGCGCAGACACAAGCGGAACTGTTCCAGCATGCAATAGGTATGATTTAGGTCAAGACCGCACGGGAAGTTTAGTTAATACTATTTTGGTAAACGAAACTTTAATATCAAAAACCCGCTTAACGAATGACGAACTTATTTCCCTCACAACTTTATAATATGAAAACCTTTCACAAATACGAGTTCACCCCTACCGAATGGGCAACACTCCAAAAAGACATACAACAAACCACAACCACCCCAAGCGGGGAAACCGTGACAACTTGGAAAGATTGCGCAGTTGTTGAAATTGGTTTTATTTGTTTAGAGTGGGGGCAAGTCGATGACAAACCCGTATGCACAAAGCAGTCGGACAAATGGGCGGTCGACATTCTATTCTATTCAGAACCACCCGCAAGTTTTGCCCCGTTTGAGGTTTTCCCAAAGCCATGCGGTGTGCATACTTTCAGCGGTGACGATTCGCTTTACCTTAAAACTTTCTGCGAGAAGTACCCCGAGAGTGAGTACTGCAAACTTCCAGAGCCACAAATTGAAAGCGTTAAATAATGAAACACTTCGAGAATGACACCACAGCGGCCATCGCCACAGCAGTTAGCGGCTCGTCTGCTGTTATACATTTCACTCAGACTTGGCAGCCAGTTGCTAGTTTTGCTCTGGCTCTTGTCGGTATTATTTCGGGCTTGTTTGCAATTCGTTACTACTCGAAAAAAATAGACTCTTTGGGCAATGGCGAAAGCGAAGACTAGCACAGCGGCAACCTTTGCCCCTAAGCCTAAAAAGAAACTGAGGCGGCACACAAAGCACATGAATAAGCACAAGTCATGCAAACCAACAAGAGGCCAAGGCTAAAGTTTAAAGGCTACTTTGAGCCAACACCTAAGCGCCTTAGAGTTTTAGGGGACAGCATAGCTGCTGCTTCCTTGTTTGTTGCAGGTTTAAACATTGAGCACCCAAAACTTATGCTTGCTTGTGGTATTGCTGGGGCAGTAGGCAAGTTTATTACTAACTTTTTTACCGATGAAAAAGAGTCTGATTGAAATAGCCCTAGAATGTATAGCCGTCGTGCTGTTATGCTTGTTTGTTTACACTGTTATATTTGGCTTTAAAGACATTAAACAGCCTTTGCCTAAGTACATATATAGCGAAAGTATTTTAAGGCGCACAGACACGCTTAAAGTGCTTAAGACTAAATACAAAACCCTGCGCGACACCGAGCAAATTATAAATACAAAATATGAAACGCTTTATTTTAAGTATAATGGTGACACTAGCTGCGCTACCACAAGGCGCTTACTCACAGTGCACAGACTCCTCGACTCTAGCGGCAAGTAATTACTATTTAATTAAAGGCGCTGAGGCTCGCGAGCAGTTGGCCCTTTGCCGTGAATACCGTAAAATTGACAGCGCAGTAATAGCCGAGCAGGACGCCATACAGTCTAAGTTATTGGACGAGTTGCAGAAGCGAGACAAATTAGTAACGCGCTTTAAAAACCTTTGCAGTATTTTAGCGGCGGCTACTATTGTGGCACTCATTTTATGAAAACAAATAATGTTTATATAACACGCTCAAAGTTTCAAGAGACCAAGGCGCTGTTAATTAGTGACTGCCACTGGGATAACCCACACTGCGACAGAAAATTACTAGCCAACCATTTACAGCAAGCCGTTGACGGCGGGCACGACATTTTTATTAATGGGGATTTATTCTGCTTAATGCAAGGTAAATACGACGGGCGTAGAAATAAGTCGGACATAAGGCCAGAGCATAACGGCAGCCGCTATTTAGACTTAGTAATAGACACGGCAGTAGAATGGTTTAAACCTTACGCCAAAAACATTAAAGTAATAGGGTACGGCAACCACGAGACTAGCATTTTAAGACACTGCGAAACGGACATTATAGAACGCTTTGTTACTTTGCTTAACGCTGCTACTGGGGCTAGTATTCAAGTTGGCGGCTATGGTGGCTGGGTTATTTGGCAGTTTTCAGAGTACACAGAAGTTAACCTAAGTTACAAAATGAAATACTACCACGGCAGCGGAGGCGGTGGCCCAGTTACCAAAGGCACTATACAGTTTAACCGTATGGCTACCATGGTAGAAGGCGCAGACGCTGTTTGGATGGGACATGTACATGAGAGCACAGAGTTAACTTATACAGTTGAAAAGTTAGACAGACATTATAAGGTTAAACTCAAGGACATTTTAATGATTCGGACGCCCAGTTATAAAGAGGAATATAACGAGGGGCAAGGCGGCTGGCATGTAGAACGCGGCGCACCTCCAAAACCATTAGGCGGCAGGTGGTTGGTAATTAACCCGAGGCCCATAGTAAAAAATGGAAATAGAGCCTACTCGGTAGAGGCTTACACCTATAAAACCAATTAACCATGTACACAATAGGGCAGTTAAAGAGAACTATTGCGGCGCTGGGTTACAAATGGTTTGAGACTGGCGACTATAACCTAAACATTATAGGAATTAGAAACGCCACAACTGGCTTAAAAGTTACCAACGCATTCGACGACGAAATAGTTATAGCCTATAAGGTTAAGGACAACTGGGAAATAAAAACCTATAAGTTAACAACCGACAACGGGGCAGGCACAGCCAGACTAAAGGAGGGCCAGTATATAGGGGCTTACATGTTAGGCTTACACCAAGGAAAGTACAAAGCCTTAAGGCAATGCGGCCCAGTGGTTGTTTATAGAGATTTTAAAAATGACGGAATATATGCAGAAGACAGAACCGAGCGCGGTGTGTTGGGTATTAATATACATAAGGCAGGTGTGGACTCGGTACGGGTGGACCGCTGGTCTGAGGGCTGCCAAGTATTTAAACGCACTCAAGACTTTAATAGGTTTATAGAACTCTGCGAAATTGCTGCCGAAAAGTGGGGCAATAAGTTTACCTACACGCTTATTAAGTCAAGCGACTTACTGCCTTAATTGGTATTATAAGGCGCAGAAAGTATTTATTTAGTCCTTTTTATAACCCCTTAAACAAGTCGAGCAATGGCAATAGAATGCCTTTACTGGTGTTACTGTCGCCGCCTCTTATGTCGTGCTCTGTGCCTATGTACTTGCGACAAATAGCCTTAAGGGCGGGGGTGCTAATTAATATAAACACCCCGCTAACCTCAAAGCAGTAATAGTCGGCTTGCGTAGTTGCCAGCCCCGACTTTTTACCTCGGCTCTCGTATTCGACAAACACGCGCCCAGTTTTGTTTGCTTTTCTGTCACTCTTAACCTCAATTCTTTTGCCATTAAGTATTTGTCCAAGGTAGCCCTCTACCTCGTTACCTACAAGCAAGTCGAATTTAAAGTCAGAGTTAAACTGCATTACTTTTTCAGTGCCTCGTTAATTGCAGCAACGGCTCTAGGCTCTTCGTGCTGTATGTCTATTACCTCTTCTGTGGTGTGCATTCCCATGGTAATCTCTGGGGCATACAAACGGCCAAAGAAAGCCGCTGCTCTGTACCGCATCATTAACTCTGGCATAGTTTTCCACTTGCTGCCTGCTTTGTCTAGCCAGCCTTCTGCCTTTGCCATTTCCATAGTAACTAACGGGCCCTCTAAAGTTTCGCCCGTGGCTTTCTCTTGACAAACCGCCTTAATACCTTTGGCCAAGTCGCCAACAAAGCGCAGGGCAGTGAACTTACCAGAGCCATTAATAGCCGCTATAATAAACGAACTGCCCCAACTTGGGCGCCCGTGTATAATGTTTAAGTTTTGCATAACCATAAGCGGGCTAGCGCCTATGCGGTTTGCAATTTCAAGGGCTACCAATGTGTTTGCTACATTGTTTTTGTACTGCTGAGGTACTAAGTCGCTTGCGCTTAATGCCTTTGCTTGTCTTTGTGCCTGCTCAAAACTAGAGAGCGGCGCTGCTGTTTGTGTTAGTTCTTTATTTTCCATTGTTAAATAGTGTTAATTCTTGTATGCCGTCGCCATAGCCTTGCCATTCGTCTATATTTAGGCAATTCTGAAACGCCTCTATGTCCTTGCGGTACTGGTCACGGCCTCGCTGTAAGTCTTCTGCATTGAGGTAATACACGCCAACCAAGTAGGGTGCGCTCTTCTCAACTGCAATAAAAAAGAAGCCCTCTGCTGTCACATTACGACTGGCTTGTAAGCCGTCCATGTAAAACGCTGCTTGCACATGGTAGCGGTACTTGTGGCAACTTCTAGCAAAGCCTTTAGGGCTAGCGTCGTCTGTTGTCTTTAAGTCAATTATAATAGCGCTAGTAGTTAGTCTGTCGAATATACCACGGCAAGGCAGGCCGCTTACCTCGTCTGTCCAGTTAACCATAATTTCACTCTCGCCAGTAAGCCCAAGCAAGTAACTGGCAGCAGGGTGCTTGTAAATAGCGTTATTAATTCCCTCTATAATGGTGTCTTGCTCTCGTGTTAATACGCTTAACCCGTCGGCCTCCTGCATGAATTTTTCCCACTTTTCCTTCCCGTCCTTGGTGCGTCTGTCAATAGTAGGGGCAATAGTAAACCGCTTACCAAACTCGGCAGGCTCTAAAATGCGACAATGCACCGCTTTGCCTAAAAGTAGTGCTGGCGTTTCTGTGGTGTCGTCTATGCCGTCTATATACTTTCGTTTATACAAACTGGGCGCTTTGTTAATTAAGTCTAAGCGTGACTTACTTAAAATGTGTTCTGCTTTCATGTTTACAAAAATACAAATAGTTTACTAAATTTGCACAATGGAAAAAGAAAACCTAGTTATTCACTGGCGTAAGCGCTGCATAGAAAAAGGCATAACACTAAACCAGATTTGTGAGGAAATAGGCGTAAGCCGTGGCCTGCTAACCAAGTGGGAAAAGAAGGAACCAAAGACCCTGCAAATAATAAGAGCAATAGAAAAGCGTTTAGAGTAGTATATTTGTCGTGCTAGTTTGTTAGTTCTAGCATTCTGTTTTCATGTTAGGGCCCTCGGTATTACTGGGGGCTTTTCTTTTTTTCAAACTTTTTGTAATTTTTTTTATAAAATGCTTGCGTATGTGAAAAGTCTGTGCGTATAATTGCATTAACAAAACACTAACACAATGGCACTAGACATTATTTACCTAATTATCGCAACGCCCGTTACAGTAGCTGTAATGTATGGCGCGCACTGCCTTAAGCAGCAAGTTAGACATTTTAACAACTTGCCAGAGGCTACCCCTTACCAGTTTGAGCGTGACGAGTTCGTGCCAAACTTCAACGACACCATTAAACACCAGCGCAAGGAAATTAAGCGCATGTACAAAGGAAAACTAAAATAACATGAATACACCACTAGAAAACACCATCCTAGACTTACTGCACTTGGTAGAGCACTACGAGTTTACCGAGAGGCACGGAGGCAAACTGAGCGCCAGCGACGCTGTAAAGCACGCTGTGAAACTTTGCGAAAAGAGACTACAAGAGGAGGCCGACACCATTGCGGAGGCTTACAATGCAGCAGGCGGCCCTTGTTGGGGCTCTCATTACTTTGAGGAACTATTTAGAAGCGGAGACGACGCCGCAAAAAGCCTAGCAGGCTACCAATACGCAATAAAAACTACCGAAATATGATTTACTTATTTTACACCTCACTCACATTGGGCACAGCAATAGCACTGGGCACAATTTACAACCAAGGCAAAACCATTGAGCGCCTTAAGTTAATGTTTAAAGAACAAAGCCGAGTAGGCAACGCTTACCAGTTAGAACTTCTAGACACAAAAGCAAAACTGCGAGAGTGCGAATACACTAAACAGACATGGGCAAAGCGTGCGCATGAGTTGGCCGAGGACTTGAACTATTTAACGCGTAGCCACTTGACCGAAATAGAAGTTATGCAGAGTCGCATTTATAACGCTGAGTTATACATGAACAGAGTAAGAGAGCAGAAGCGCCGCCATATGGCTAAGAAGAGAGAGGAGAAGGCCAATGCTAGCAAATAAGACAGAGGTAGACTACTTGGTACTTTACGGCAAAACACGCCAAAAAGTTAGGGCGCTCGAGCAACAGTTAGAGCGCCTTATAGCCAAGCACAATGTAGAAGTAGAAACGCTAAAGGCTGAACTCAATAACCCGACGCGCAAAGCGACATTTCAAAACAAGAGCGTAATTAACGACTTGCTGCAGGAGGTGTGCAAAGCAACTAACACAACGGCAGGCCAGTTAATGGGCCAGAGTCGAGAGCGTAACATAGTAACCGCCAGACACTTGTTTTTTTACATTGCTAGGCATGAGTTTAACTTTTCGTGGGTTAAAATAACTGGCTTACTGGACAGACACCACACTAGCGGAATACATGGCGCGACTCAATACGCTACCTATTTGAAACTTAATTACAAACTAGAAACAAAACTATACAAAGCAGTTATGGAGGCTGTAAAAAATGACAAACAATAAACAACAAACGGCAGTGGAGTTCATCCCATTCCATACTCAAATGGATTATGAAACTAATGTTGTAGAAGTACAATATGAAGGGGAGTTTAATGAGGAAAAAGCAATTGAATATGCCAAAGAATCATATCCAAACATCAATGGTGAAGTTTTGTATTTGAGTAAGCCAAATGAAACAAAAGGTTACATAAATTTAGGAGTAGTAGGAATAAAATAAAAGCAATGACAAACAATAAACAACTCTCACTTATTGATGCACTATGCATCGTAAAAACAGGATGGAGAACAGAACAAGAAAAAGAATTACTAGACAATGCGTACTTAGTAATTAAACAACATTCAGAAATACTACATCTAGAGTATCAAAAACAACAAATTGATGAAAAACTAACTAAGATTAAAGAAGATGACAAACAATAAACAAAGCAGTATTGAATCTTTATTGGATAAAATACAATTATCTCAAACTACATTTACGGATTCAGATGGCAACAAATATATTTTTTTATACCCTATCTTGAATATAAATGATATTGAACAATGCAAAGAAATGCACAAACAAGAGATGATTGAATTTGCTAATGATTTATTGGCACAAAATGACATCAATTATATTGCAGTGCCGAATTTAGCAGAACAATACTACAACGAAACCTACGGAGGAGGTGAGCAATGAACGACAAGATAAAAAAACTACTTGAAAACGCAGAGCAATCGGATGCAATAGCAAGAAACAAATGGCGTATTGAAAATAGAGAGCAACTAAGAAAAGAGCGTAAAGAAAAACTCAAGGAACTAATGGAAAAAGACAAAAAAGGAGGCAACCAATGAAAACCTTTATAATAACAGTCGAAATTGAACACACAGACAAAACCTTTAACAGCACCGAAATTCAAGAGTTTATAAAGGGAATTTCCCTACCTCAAGCCGAGTGGGTTAAGGTAATGAAAAAGGCTTTTAAAGAAACAACGCTAGGGCATAACGCCTTTGGCATCGAGGTAACTTATGCTATTAAGGAATGAAAATACAAGACATTAAAATAAAAGAACGCGTCAAAACAAAGGCAAAGTTTTTGCCAATGGGTGACAAAATACTAAAATACACTGAGTTCGATGTACTAGAGCAGGAGGTGCGCACCTATAAAGACATGCTTTTAATGGCTTTTCGCTGGGACTCAACGCCAGAGGGACACGAATACTGGCAGTCAGTTGTCGACTCAATAGAGCCGCCAAATATGCCAACCTGCCCCAAGTGCAATAACCCTAAAATTGATTTTAAACGCAAAGTGCAACTGTATTGCTGCAAAAAATGTGAAATAAACTTCGACGAAACACGGACTAAAATATACAGTTTTCGCCCTTACACTAAACCACAAACAGAACAAAATAATTAACACCATGAATACAGAACAATTAACACCAGTAGAGACTTACAGCATTAAAGTGTTAGAGTTACTCGTGGCTTATGGCCGCAAACAATTAACAGACGACCAACTTGTAAACGCAGTGGTTACGCTAAAAAACGAATGCCTAGACGCTGAGAAGCGAGAGCACCAGAACTGGTTTAACAAAGGCTTTGAGTTTTACCACGGGCAATTAGGCGCAAAAAAATTGCATAGTTAAGAAAATTGCTATATTTGTAGCGTTAACTGGAATGTAGGCTATTCCGTATGTTAAAAGACTTTAACCCTGT